TGCCGCAGAACTTAATGTACTGGACGGCACCACCCTTGGTGCGGCCAACGAACTGTGCGTGGTGGATCCGACCGGCAATTTCATAACGACGACATCCACGCTCAGCATCGACCAGGGCAACAACTACATAGGTATCAACCAATCCTCACCTGAAGTGACACTACACATGACGGGTGAAGGTGCCCAGACCGCACAGATCAGGATGGAGCAGTACAATGACAGTGCTGACGCTCCGGATATAAGAACAAGAAGATATAGAGGTACAATTGCCTCGCCAAGTGCCGTATCATCAGGTGATTATCTATTTAGAAGTAACCACGAATATTGGAATGGTACATCACTGCTTGTAGGTGGTGCGTTTGCTTTTGACAACACCAACAATGCCAACAGAACAGAGTATAGGATTGCAGTCGACACAGACGGCACAGGCGCTGATGTGCTAAATGGGTGGCAATTTAAGATTGATGGAAACGACGGTGGTGCTATAACATTAAACACTTCGTCGAACTTCATACAGGGATCCGCACACACGATCTCGTCCGAGGACGCGACCGGCACATACAAAGCGAGGCAATATTTACTGTGGGGAGAGACCACCAATGCCACGGAAACTGAGATATTTGTGGGCGGTGTTACCAACGCCAGGATACCAGTGGGCACGAACACCACGATCAACTATTCGGTGCAGGTGGTTGCACGTAGGACCGACGCCACGGGAGAATCAGCGGCGTGGGAACTGAAAGCCCTGGCGGACAGTTTCTCGGGCACGGTTGCCAACGTGGGCAACGTGTATGAAGTGATCGTGGCCAGAGACGACGAAAACTGGCTGGTAGACGCCCGGGCGGACGACGCCAACAATTCCGTGGGCATATACGTCACGGGCGTGGCCGGCAAGACCATCCGCTGGGTGGCGGAAGTGGAAACATCGGAGGTCAGTGAATAATGGCCAGGCGTACTAGATCATACCAGTTGGACAACGACAAAAGAGAGATCAAGGTCAACGGCAAGTCCGTGATCGACCTTTCCACATCATCGACCAACACGGTCAAGACCGTGGGTGGTGCGGCATCACAGGCGGTGCAGGTACAGGCAAATGGTGAAGACGACAACATTGACTTGATTTTAGCACCCAAGGGATCGGGAGCCATAGACATCAACAGCCAGTATAAACTACCAACAGCGGACGGATCCGCAGACCAAGTGCTGGCGACTGACGGGTCCGGACAACTTTCATTCACGACCATATCCACAACTTCCATATCAGATGGAAACTCCAGTGTCGCGGTCGCAGACGCCGATTCGGGAACAGTCACGGTCACGATCGACGGTGAGACTGTCGCCACCTATAGCTCAACACTGGCATTTGACGTCAACAATGCCACATCGGCGATAAGATTGCCCAACGGTACAACAGCACAGAGACCTTCGGGCGTAACAGGTTTATTACGTTACAACTCATCCACTGACAAGATCGAGGGTTACACCACAGCAGGTGGATGGGCGGAACTCGGTGCTTCGGCGTCAGCGGCGGTCGCGGACAGTGGCGAATCCGTAATCGGTATAGGCCTAAATGCCAAGGACTTGGATTCTTTTACCACAACAGCATATGATTCTGCCTTATACTTTGCTGTCACGATGGATGAATCCAATAATAATGTGGTCTCGACACAGAAATACAGTGTGGTTCACAATGACTCAGATGCTTTTGTATCAATCTCACACGCAACCGAATCAAAAGAAGGACACGATTATATGACTGTAACAGCAGACGTATCAAGCGGAAAGGTGAGAGTAAGGGGTACAGGAGCGTCAGATATCAACAGTGTGAGTTGGTATAGATGGCCTTTAGGTGATCAGACAACAGACACAACATCAGGAAATATAGGAATCTTCTCACAGGCAGATGCAACCAACTCGCAAACAAACTACAATTCATATGTGGACACAGGATTTTCAACTTCTATCAACAACAGTGCAACTAAAAACCTAGACACATTTTCAGCAACAGGCGTTAACTCCGCTGTGTATTATACTGTGATCAGAGATGAGACCAACAGTGATGTAATGATGGCAAAATACAATGTCACACACGACGGTACATATTCTTACATGAACCAAACACACATTATAAAATCAGATGAATCGAACAGTTACCCAACCGTGACCACAGACGTTGACAGCGGCTCTGTAAGATTGAGGGGGCAAGGTAATTCTGCACTCAACAGTATGAGTTATTACAGATTATCACTTGGTGGTAGCACTGCATTAGCAGTATCAGATGCTGTAAAAACTTTTTACAACAGCGATGTAGACACAGCAACTGAAGTGCTAGACTCATGGTCTTCTGGTAGCAACAGAGGTGCAAAATATATCATCACTGGAAAAAATTCAGACACTGGAGTAACCTGTGTGCAAGAAGCAATCGTTGTACACGACGGTACTTCATCGTTCATCAGTAATTATGGTACAACTTGTACAGCAGGAACTGATGCAATCTTTACACTCACAACAGACATAAGTGGCGGAAACGTAAGATTATTAGTAGGTGCTTCATCTGCCAACTGGGCGGTAATAGGACACAGAGTACTATTAGCAGATTCAATGAGTACAACATACGATGGTAGTACAGCAGATGTACACAGAACACTTGCTTCAACAACGGTAAGTTCATCAGCAACAACAATTGACTCATGGTCGACTAGTGACCACACTGGAGCATTTTACGTTGTCACAGGACACAACTCTGCAGAGGCGGCGGCTTCTGTACACGAAGTTATGGTATTGTCGGACAGTTCAAATGCGTATGTTTCTGCACATGGGATAAGTTCTAAAGACACTGATCAATTAACTTTTACAGCAACAAACAGTTCAGGAACAATAGCACTTAAGGCCGCTTCCTCAAGTGGCGGTAGCACATCAGTAAGTGCTTGGAGGGTTCATCTAAAAAGAGAAGATGCTGGTGCATCTGTTATTGACTCTTGGAGTGCATCTTCATACAGAGGAGCAAAATATTTCTTAAGTTTGAATGATTCAGCAAACAACAAACTACAAAACATCGAAGCATTACTTGTACACGATGGAACCAATGCTTACCTAACACCATATGGTGATGTACAAACATACAGCGGTACAGCATTAACAACACTGTCGGCGGATATATCAGGTGGCAATGTAAGACTAAAAGGACTGTCAGCACAGTGTAGGATAACAGGTTACAAGATACTGCTTTCAGATTCAGAATCAGCAAGTGATGGTGACAACGTGGCAACCATAGCAACAAAAACAGTAAGTTCGTCAGCAACACAACTAGACACATTTACATCAGACACAGCAACAGGTGCCTTTTACGTTGTTACTGGTTACAACTCATCAGAGGCCGCGGCCAGCATATCAGAGGTTACTGTGGTCAGCGGTGTTGGTGCAGACGGCAGTACCCAAGACGCTTTCGTAAGTGCCGGTCCAACAGTATCAACCAAAGGTACAGACCAATTGACATTCACAGCATCGTTCAATGGTACAAGTACAATTTTAAATGCCGCAAGTACATCAGGTGGATCTACATCTGTTAGTGCATACAGGGTTGACTTGTTGAGAGCGGCAGGTGGTGCAGTCGCAGTAAACCTAACAGTGTCGGCGGATCAGACGATCACAGGTGAAAAAACTTTCGCAAATCAAGTTGTTAAACTTACCAATTTACCTACCAGCGATCCGGGAGTTGCAGGACAACTTTGGAGAGACGGCACAGACCTAAAAGTAAGTGTTGGTTAAACAATCAGATCTAATATAGTCTGTAACTTACCCTTAATACTTTTATTATTCAAAGTATTTCTTAGACCCATGTGTAGATTCTTGGGCCAACATTCAAACGCAGTCCAACAGTATCCTGAATGCTCATCATTGAGTTTAGGAATAAATTCTGAATCGATTGCCACAAGATATGTGTGGAAGAAAAACTTCTGATCGTTTGATGTAAACATCTCCAACGGGATCACTTTCTTGAATTTAGGCAAACTGCCTGTCTCTTCCTCTATCTCACGCTTCAGTCCCTCGAATGCACTTTCCGTGAATTTGCTTTTACCGCCAACCAATCCCCACATGCCTTGTGTCTTACGATCAGTCCTCTGTAGGAATAGGAAACGTTTGGTGCTGGTTGCATAGAACAGGGCACCTGAACAGACTATGTTTTCTTTCATGCTATATTATAACAACTATGGGGTTGTGGCGTCAAGGCTTGAGTTGTATCCTGGATCTGCTCCACCGTCTAGCACGATGCTCCAATTACCTTGTGTGTAAACGCCTTCATATGACTTGACCCATTCCGTACCATTGAACCTGTACTGTATACCTGTGTTGAGATTGGTAATATAATATTGTGTAGATTGTGTAGAATCAGGATGTGGATCTGATGCATCAAACTTCTTGACCCACTTGGCACCATCGTATTCTATGATATCACCAACACTGGCCACAAGCGTACCCCAAGTAGAACTTTGGAAACTTGCTGTGCTGTCTCCAACGTCATTTATTATCAAATACCTATCACCTGAAGTGGGTGTGCCTGGATCAAACGTTGCCGGATTTATAATTTTCTTAACACTGGGACCAATCGGTGCATCGGAGTTTCCAGGTATTGTATCATCGTCAATTGTATACAATAAAATTGTGTCATCTAATGTAGTTGTTGCAATAGTACCGACTATTTCGTTGCCATCCGGTTGTGTCAATCTTATCTGAGATGTGCCGTTTGTGACTTTTCCATACTGATCTAATAGAACTTTCCAGTTCACTGCAGGTCCAAATGTATCAAATGGATCCAAACTTGTAGGAGCACTTGCACCAGAATAGAATCCATCGCCACCTGATTTAACATTAGTGCCCGTTGATCCTAGTAATCTCAGTTGATTTCCTGTAACCAATAATCCAAAGTTGTTTGGTGTAATGAAACTTCTGGACACCAATTCTCCGTCAATCAATCCTTTTGCTATACCACCGTCATCGTCGTATATGCTCATTATGATCTTTTGTACAACACCTAGTTTCTTGACTTTCACTGGTGGTGACAACCAAATAGGCATTGAGAAAGTTAGTGTTGCCACATCTATTTCTGAGTCTGCACCCACTGGTATTGTTCTAGAACTAAATGTTACACCTGTCAATTCAACGTAACTTAAACTGGTCCAGTCTATGTAGTTGTCTGTTTTTTGAATTTCAAAATCTGGATTAAACAGATACAATATCTGCTCCATTATCTGTAGTTTCTGATCTGTATTCGTTGTCCAAATATCTGCCGACACTTCTAATCTGAACGGAGATGGCATGACCTTTTCAACAGTATATCCTGCACCCATCTGATTTGTATAATTTCCATCACTATCAACATCTCTTTCCCTAAGGTGTTGTTTCTCTATGTGATAAGGATTTTGCATCCTTTCCCTGTCGTAATTCAATTCTCTAACATAAGCGGCAATCCTCGGTGCGTACTGTAGTGCGTTCTCTGAATTGTTTCTAATGATGTTTGAAACCTGTCTAGTTGGATCTCCGTACACAACAGGAACTGCTCTTAAGTTAATGGCACCATCTTTTCCTTTGCCTGTCTCCACAGAGAAGTTACTCAAAATTCTAATGAATTGAGTGAGAAATTTCCTAACCTGTCCCTCGTAAAAATGCAACATGTTTAATTGTCAGCCTTTGGTTTAAGTGCATCTGTCAATGACTGTCTCTGCTTCACTGTTAGTCCGTTTATGGTTGATTCTGTGGCATTGTTTACAAAACTAGTTTTGTAATTTGACCTAGAATCATTGTTTGTTGTAGTTATTCTAACACTGTCCTCTATTTTCACCCATCTGGCTCCGTCGTATCTGAACAACCTGTTTGGCAGATAATCTAATCTCAAA